AACCCTGCCGAGGAAGAACTATCTACAATGGTATAATGCGTGGACAAAGTCTTCAGCGTATCGCCGATATAGACCTTAATGTCAGAGGTTGCGTTGACTTGGAACGAAAACGAAAACTCAGTAGCACTGCCGTTGCCAGTACTTTGCGCTCTACGCGCTTGGTCGTTTACTGAGAAAGTAGCCATTTACCGAACCTCACTATTGCCAAATGTACATGAAAAGCAAAGAAAAGTCATTACTGCATCCCTTCCATTAGCCTTCTGTTTCTTTCATCAGCGGCTCGAACTTCTGCCGGGGTCGGCTCAAACAACATTGCTGGGTTTCTGCCTCTTATTCTCTCATAGGCATCGCGCTGCGTTGTAAGCGCTTCAAGCTCGGGGAACTCTAAGAGCATAAGCTGTTTGGCCCATTGCTTGTACTGCGCATCAATGCCGCGCAAATCTTCCATCTTCTGCTTTGGAGTTCTCGGCGTATACTCTTGGAAGTGAAGGTCATACTCCTCTTTGTAACTTTTTGATTTTATGCGCAGAGCAAATGCGTTGACGGCTGGCCGGGGCAACTCACCGCCAAAGTTAACAGAGAAAAAGTCTTTGGCAAACTCTGAACGCTCTGGGTAATTGTACAACTCGACATAACGCTCATACTGTTTGCCCGACAGTTTAATCATTGGCTCATTCATTGACTGAGGAAGGGCAGGGAAGCCTAACCCCAACCGCTCTAGCTCTTTGTTTATAACGTTAGCCTCGGGTAATTGCTGCACCTTGTAGGGGACAAAAGTTTGCCAGATATTTCCGCGCATCCGTCCATCTTCTAGCTTTGGGTTGCCCTGCAATACTGGCTCAAACCAGCGGTTTCTTTTTATCGGCAAGTCCGCTGATAGCCCGGGGGTGCGACTGCGCATGTACTGGAGCGCCTCATATACTCCCCGGATTTCTGGCTGTAGGCCAACCCCCGGGACGTAGTCATATCGGCTATCGGGCTTCGTGTCCCGAGCGTAGGGGTCCATGTAGCGCTCTACTTGGGCAAGCATAGAATTGGTTCCCATGCCCATTGTCCCAATGCTTTGCCCGACAACAAGCCCAGCGCTTGTGGCTTGCTTGGCAAGCAGTGACCGTATCCTGTCCACTTTTGCTTGACCTGTTTCAAAAGGTGACCCGGCCACATCAATAATTTCGCCAATAAACTGCGTCATAGGCAAGGCGGTTGTTACATAGCGCGTTGTTGCAATGCCTAAATTAAGCACTGCGTTATCAGCCATGTCTATACTGTCAGTATGCTCCAACACATATGCCGTATCCATCGCCATTGCTAGCACGCCACTTAGTGGGTCATAACGCTCATAACCAACCCACTCAAAAGTGCCGTCATCTTGACGAATGCCTATTGAGTAAGGACGGTTGTTTTGTAGCCAAGTGCTTCTTTGTTTTGGGTCAGTCGGGCCGTAACCTGTCATAACAAAATCGTCGGACTCTCCGCCTGTCCCCAAGTGCATTAGCGTAGCGCCCACGCCGGTGCCAAAAGCAATTCTTGCCATAGCCTCGCGCCGGTCGTTATTTGTGCCTCGAATGAGTTTGTCCCTAAGAACGGACGGCATAGCGATTGCTAGCGGTGTGCGCTCTGTGATGCGCCGCATAACTTGGGTAGGTGTTTTGTAATATGGAACCCAGATTTTTGTCAAAGGGTGAGACATCAAACCTTGAGCTTTTGCAAACAAACCCGGCAAATCATCTTGGAAAGTTGTCATGCGTGCAAACTCGCTAGCCTCTTCAAAAACGCTTTCGCTTTTTAAAGCCCGAATATAGGCATCACGCGCCAACCCCTTTGCTTGGTCTTTAGTTTGCCCATTTTGGATTGCTGCGCGGAACGCATCCTCTTGCGCACGAATGGCTAACGCTTCCATTTGCATTCCCCGGGACAAGCCCTTGAAAACCTCATCCATCGCAATCATGGGGCGGAAGCCACCAGCGCGGAGCATAACACCTGTGGCATCGAAAAACATTGCTGCCGCACTTTCTATATTGCCGCCGCCTTCTGCTTTATTACGCAACCCAGCACCTTGACGGCTCACTGCACGCATATCGACCTCAAGCCGCGTTGTATTGTCTGATAGCGACCGCTCATGCTTTAACGCATACCACCCGGCCTTTAATGCTTGCGGCATGTACTTGGCTTGCGCCGCCAGCATAGCAAATGCTTCTTTTGGCCGACCCTCTAGCAAGCGTTCAAACATCAATGATTCCATCATCACAACCGTCCCAGCGCCGTTAAAAGCGTGTGTAAGAAAGTTGGTAAGCAAGGCGCTTTGGTATATCTCAACTAGCATGTCAGCGCCTCGGCGCATGATAGTGCGGCGTGCAAACTGGTGACGGCTTCCATCGGCTGGTAGCCTGTCATAGAAAACTAAGAAGGCGTCAAGCCCTGCTTCACCGCCATAGGCTTCCAAGAACTGGTCAAGATTATCCGCGTCAATAATTGCACTTGGCCCAGCTTTGCTTCCAGAAGCTGTTTCCAACATTGTTCGCATTGAGCCGACACGCGCCCGACTTGGAGATGCAATGATTTTCTGCGCGGCCAAAGACCGGCCCATGTCCTCGCCGATACCAACCAACTGAATAGACGCATAGCCTTCTAGCGAGATAGCTTGCGCCGCTCTTAGCTTGTCCATCACATCGCCGGTTTTCTGCGCTTTTTTGAGCAACTCCATAGCATTCACTTGCAAAGAAAGAACGGTACGCCGCGCAGCCAACATCTCAGAATCTGTGAAAGGGCGGTCCCCGGGCTTGCGCTTCATAAGCTGCAAAAAGATTTCGTGGGCTGAGATGCGATTGGCATCATTCACAATTTGCTCAAAGCCACGATTGCCCTTGCGCAATATTTTCTGACCGTCTTTTGTTATGGTTTCTTTGTATGTTTCAAATGTTGCAGTGATTAACTTTTTCAGTTCGATTTCAGCCGCAGACATTGGCTCGTCTGCGTTTGCATCCGCAAGAGCAATCTTTGATAAGTTGGGAAGCACAATGTCCATGTTGACATTAGGGTCGTCGGCAAACTGTTGAAGCTTTTGCATTTCGTCAGCCGTTGCAGGGCGCACAAAAACATCTCTGCCTTCAACACTAGCCAACGGCATCTCATCTAAATTTTGGCCTTGCTCTGCCTCTAAGATAGAGCCAACAGCTTCGCGTCTTATTCTGTCAATATCGCTGCCTTCTTCTGGCGCATTGTCTGGCTTGCGAATGACATCAGCCCGGTTGTCAAATTCTTGGAAAAGGGTGCGGCCTATTTTGCTGCCCAACCGGCTGACCGGGCCACCTGCCGCAACTTCGAAGCCCTCATCATTGTCGCGCATGTCAGCATCCGGGGCAAGCTCTGCCGGGACTAATCCCTGCGCTTGGTTTTCTTCTTCAACTATTTGCTGGTCAAGTTCGTCGCGTGGAATACTCATGCGCCATCCTCACTATTATACATTGATGACCCTGTCTCCAGCAAGGTTACGCCGCCGCCAAGCGACAACAGCGGAATGCTTCCTTGGAAAAACTTTTTAAACACTTCGTCTTTGCTCATGCCGGTAAGCTGCGCTGTTACATCAACGCGGTCATCAATCAACTCAACGATAGTTTTTGGCTCAGAAGCGAGGCCGGTTTTGTCACCATTTGCAAACCAGCTTAACGATTGAGCTTCAGCCGGTTTGACGCCAAGTTTTTCGGCGACTTGTTTATAAATGTCAGAAAATACCGCATATTCAGTTTGCATGTCTTTTCCATCAATTTTTTGACTTTGAAGAGTGTCTGCCACCATAGTCGCGGCATCAAAAGATGATGGGTCTTTCTGATACATCTCTTGAAATTCTTTTGTTTTTGCGGCTGTTTTACCGCCAATAAATTTTAGCGGGATAGACCCCGGTTCTAATTCATTAAGCACATCGAAGACTGCGCGAATGGCGTGCGTGTCAACTGTAACCCCGGCAAGATTGCCTGACACATTTTCAGCGAATGTCGCTGGTTTTGGGTTGGTGTCAAAAGATATGCCTGACGCCATAACATCGTCCAAAAGCTTGCGGTGCAAACCCCCGGGGTTAATTATCATTGGATAACCTTTTTCATTGATACCGCTGCCGCCGGGGCCAATGATTGTACCAATGTCTATTCCACGCTCTTGCTTAACCCCGGCCAAAGAAGCGCTTCTCAGGTTTTCTTCCGTTTTTGCTCTAGGGCTAGTGGCGGCATAGTTTAGTGCAAACTTGCGCAAGGCTTCGAATGCTTGCTCTTTACTGTAACCAAGCTCTATAGCCTTATCTATAATTGGCCCGGTATTGTAGAAAAACTGAACATTTGTGCCGACAAATGGCTTTGCTCTTTCTGCTAACTTGTCTGAAATGGCATCACTCATTTCAATAACTTTTCTCGCCCTGTCTCCAAGGGGAAGAGCTTTACCTTCTGGCGCTCTTGGCACTGGCGTTTCTATTTGCTCTGGGAAAGTGCGCGCGTAACTTTCCGCGCTTGTGTCAAACATAACCTCGCCGCTTGGCTGCACCCTATCCTTTGGCGCAAGTTCCATTTGCTCGGCCCTTAAATTCAGAACATTGACCGCTTCATCTGCGTCAACTTTTACCGGCTCTGCGCCTTGAAAAAGTTGCCCCGCATTCATGCCAACGTCAGGCATTTCGCCTTCGCGCTGTAGATTTTCAATTAATTGCTTACCACCTCTTACCACTGCTTCGCCCAAGGCTGGCAGACCGGCAGCGAAACGCTCACCAGCAACAGCGCCAACAGTCGCAGAGGTTGCCGCTTGGCCTAGGCTGATATCCTCGCCTGTGACGCGCGTTTCTACAGTTTGCCGTGCAAGGTCATCCGCGGCCCCATACATCGCGCCCTCGACGCCTACAGCGAGTGTGGCGGTGGTTGGCTTGCTAAGAACGATATCTCTCAGCACCTGTTTTAAGCCAGCCTTAGTCATTTGCTTGCCAGCCACTTTACCGGCAACGCCAATGCCAAATGTACCTAGGCCAACATAAGTGGTCGGGTCTTTAAACAGATTGCCCATGCCTTGTGTGAAGTTGCTAAAATTCATCCCGGTGCGGTCAGATGTCTCCATGAGGTAATACATGGACTTGGCAACCTCTGCCGGTGCATCAGCCAGCTTGGCCGTGTTAATTAGCATCGCAGACATATTCCAGTTAAACTGGCTCATAAACCCGACACCCCACTCGGCGTAGTCTTCTGGGGTCATTGGCTCCGTTTGGTTTGGCCTTATACCCGGGCGCTTTTGGAGCGCTTGTTTAAAGTCACTGTGTCCCATGTAATCGTGAAGGACTTTTGAAGCAGTAATCCAGTAGGGGTCATCAATTTGCGAACCCTCGGGCAACTCGCCTTGGGATGCTAGAAAATCACGCTCAATGATTTGGCTAGGAAGCGCACGCACCGCGCCCCGAGACAAGTCATAGGCCGCAGCCTCTTTGCTCTCTGGCTCTATGTTGTCCGGGTACTCGCCCCACGGCAGAGGCATTTCGCCGATATGCTCACGCACCTCTCCAGTGATGGGGTCTTTGAACACATAACCATCATGGCCTTTGTTCGTGAAGTATTCAGAAAATGTCGCACTTAAATCATCCATTACTGATTAAACTCCGCTGGCAGTAACCCTTCAGCCTCAAGCCTGTCTGCTAATTCAAGTAAGCGAAGAAGGCTTGCTTTAACGTCTTCATTTGTGGCCGCGTTAATTTGTCTGTTGAGTGAGTTTCTGGTGTAGCCGGTCAGGTCGTTAAGAGCGGCGTCAACCCAGCTATCCTGTTCTGGCTGGGCCATCGCATCGAAGTTTTCGTCAAGCCAATCTATTGCGTTGAAGCTTTGCCCTTCATCTTCGCTATCTCTACGCGCCTTGCGCATTGCAAGCTCTACCTTGTTTAAAGTGTTCCACTGCCAAGATTGAAGCACAGAGCGGTCTGCCACCATGCCGGTGGGCAACTGCAAACGCTTTCTGGTTTCGGTCAAAGCTTCAGCAAAGTTCGTGTCCATTCGAGCGCGAACTGTGGTGCTGTAAGCTTTCCAATCCTTATAACTTAACTCGTTATTTAGAAGGTGCTGATTTAAATCTGCCAGTGTCAGGGTCAGGTCAAAGTCGTTAATTTTTGAATCAATGGCGAAGATTGTGGTCTGGTTCGATGTAAGGGCAAAAGGTTCTCGGCCCTCTATCTTCACCAACATTTCTTCAAGCTCACGCGCCTTTCCAGCGTCTTGACCTCTCATGTCTGCAATTGCTTGCGTCAAAGATGTGACCGCTGCCTCTGGGTCATCCTGATAATCCAATAGTGCTTCGTTTGCGTCGTTATCGTACTTTCTAATAAGTCTTTCTCTAATTGCTTTTTGTTCTTCTTCCAGTTTTACTTTATCGTTAACAGTGCGCAGCCACGCATTTCGCGCCATTTCAATGACGGCTGAACGGTCATCCGGGTTAGACAAAAGCCCTATTGCAAGTTTGATGTTGTCGGGCAACTCAGCATCATTTCTGCTAATTTGCTTGTACTCCATATAAGGGTCCAAGGAATCCAAAACGGCATTCCCAATTAGCTGCTTGGCTCCATTAACGACCGCATCATCAAAGGCTTTTTCTAGAACCTTAATCTCAGAAGCGCTGTACCTATATGAAATTGCATCGTTCAAAATAATTTCTTTAGTAGCCGCCAAGCTTTCGCTAGTAAGCGCAACAGTTTTTTCTGTGCCGTCTGCTAGCGTTTCTGTCACGCCATTTTTAAGCATGTCAGGAATACTATCCAAGGTCAGAAGCAGTGAGGCTTGCCAGTTTGCTTTAGCTTGAGCTTGGGCTTTAGCAATGTATGACGAATGATAACTTGAATACTTGGCATTTCCAAACACGCCTAAACGCGCTCTAAATTGCCGTGCCATCACCGGGCTAGTCTCATCAAATGTAGCGCCAAAACCGTGAATGACGGCGTTTATATCGGCCTCAACACTTGCCGGATTAGCCCCGGAATTTTCTCCGGCTAAGACAATTGCGTTTATGTTTTCCTTTGCAGCAAGCTCCAGATTGTCAGATGTTATCTGTATTGCCGCACGCCGTGCTGCGCGGTCGAAAACTGTATCATCGCCACCGGGGAGCAATATTTCTTCGCCGCTTTGTTCTGCCGCTTGAAGCTGTTCTATTGTCGGGGCGTTCTCCGCACCATACTCTAGACCGTCCCGCTCTGCCTTTTGCTTTGCTTGCTGGAGAAAAAAGCTGTTCATCCGCGACAAA